TTCATATTCACACTAGCAAGCTCTGCTTTTGTTTGTTCTACCCCTATTGTTTCGACTATTACTTGTTGCTCTATCTGCGTCTGGCTATGCAGAGCTCCCCTTTTCATATTCACACTAGCAAGCTCTGCTTTTGTTTGTTCCACCCCTATTGTTTCAACTATTACTTGCTGCTCTACCTGCGTCTGGCTATGCAGAACTTCCCTTTTCATATTCACACTAGCAAGCTCTGCTTTTGTTTGTTCTACCCCTATTGTTTCTACTATTACTTGTTGCTCTATCTGCGTCTGGCTATGCAGAGCTTCCCTTTTCATATTCACACTAGCAAGCTCTGCTTTTGTTTGCTCTACCCCTATTGTTTCGACTATTACTTGCTGCTCTATCTGCGTCTGGCTATGCAAAGCTTCCCTCTTCATATTCACACTAGCAAGTTCTGCTTTTGTTTGTTCTACCCCTATTGTTTCGACTATTACTTGCTGCTCTATCTGCGTTTGGCTATGCAGAGCTTTTATCTGTGTATTCACACCATCAAGCTCAGTTTTTGCTTGTTCTATTTCTACTACGCTTCTAAATAGTTGTACCACTTCGCTTTTAAATACCTCTACTATTTCCGTTTTAAATAATTGCACTGCTTCCATTTCAAATAATTTTGCTGCTTGGAATTGGCTATATATATCTTGAAGCTTTGTAACCATACCATCAAGTTCAGCGTTTACTTTTTCGATTCCTTTAGCTTTAATTTTTAAGACTTTTACTAACTGGAATTGCTTATATAAATCCTGAATCTTTGTAACCATGCCGCCAAGTTCAATGTTTATCTTCTGTGCTCCTGTAATTTCAATTCTTGAATGCTGTATTACTTGAACTTGGCTATGAAAAGCCTGCATTTGTGCAGTCATGCTGCCAATATGGCTACTATTGGGAGCTTCAATAGAAACTGCCACCTGCATTTTCTTCGACTGATTGCCATATGACTGTTCTTGGAGTTGCTGTGTTGCAGTGGTGGCAGCGTTTATTTGCCCTATTGTGCCGTCATTGGCAGTTGCATCAAACTGTCTATCAGTCATATCTGCCATGCCCTGGAATACTGATACAGCCAAATCTACCGCATTTGTGATATTATTCAGTTTTTCCGATATATTATCTACCATGTTAATTTGCATCTGAATTGTAGCCAAACTTACCACCTCCCTTTTTAAATTTTTTATAATATAAAAACGCTTACCATAATAGCAAGCTCTTATATTCTATTTAATAATAAGACAAGAAAAGGTAAACGTCATTTCCGTTTACCTTTCCTTGATTCTTTTTTCATTCTGTCTGCTTCTTTTTTGTCGTTTTCTGCTTTGATTTCCATACATGCATAATAAAAAGCTTTTACTTCACTTTCACTGTCTAAAAACTGTTCAATTTCTGAAGGCGACCAATGTAATTTATGTATTGCATAATACATAAAATTACTTTCCAGGTCGCCTCCATTTATTAGTTTTTTGCTGTATCTATCTTATCATCAATGGTTACATCAAAGCCGTTAAGCTTTTGGATAAATGTCATAAAATTAGTGTATTCTCCCGGATCATCTATCATCTCTAAAATCAAATCTTCAGGAGTTTTTACACCATATGAGTCTTGCAATTCTGAGCTTAAAAGGTCAGGAGACACAACTGAAGAAGTAATCAGTTTTGCTAAATATTTTGTTGTATCCACTTTTGGATACATAAGGTTTGCTTTGCCTTTTACAGGTACTTCTTTCGTGCATTCTTCCCTGATCTTTTCGTTGTCCTTAGTAGATAGTGGCTTTATTTCCCACTCTAATGGATTGCCATCTTCGTCACAAAGGCTTTTTGTAGCTACAAACTTTACATTTTCCTTCATGACTTTATTTTTCTTCATAAATAGACTTAGTGACATTTATATGCCTCCCAAGTCATTAAATCTCTCTGGCATATCCCAGCTTTCAAATGTACCGGACATTTCTTCTTCAAGGATTTCTTCTCCTGCTTGGAATTTTGCCAGAACCACATTGTCAAACAAACAGTCATGATGGATGATTGTTTGTCTGCCAACAGTGGAAGTAGGATCCTCATTTGTAACTTGGATTTCAAAGTAAGGCATAATGCCTGTCTTTTGGTAATGATCTGCAACTGCTCTAATATGTGATTGATTAAAGTGAGCAGTGCCACTCCATGTACCTTTACCACCTGCTGCTTTATGTCCAAAGCCTACTTTACCTAGGATAGGTACTTCTGTTATGTTCACTTCCCACTGGGATTCAAATTCAGTTAGGTTCATAAAGTTTAATCTTCTACCGTTAATGGTAACAAAGCAGGATGCAAGACTACCATATATTGCATCCCTAGCGTGCATAATTGGATTAGTCATTCTCTACACCTCCGTAATTAAGCGACTGAAACAGTCATATATAGTTTTTCCATTGCATTAACCGGTGTAACAACATCACTAACTAAAACAGAACGCTTTGTTGCGCCCTGCTCTACTATTACATCATCGGGGCTGAAATCTTCAATAGCCCTGATAGTCTGTAATTGGTTATGATGTTGAACGATATCGGACCAAAGACTGACTCTGCCGTCTTGATCGTTGGGAACTACGCCCAAATAACGAGTGTTTAATAGGACAGCGATATCATTTGCTATTTGGTCAAGTACTCTGATTGTTTGATTCTGTTGGAAATCTTCACCTTTTTCCACTGTAAGATTAACAAGACTGTTAATATCACGAAGTACTCTAAATTCCGAAGAACCATTTCTGTAGAAAGCAAATTCCCCGGCTTGAATTGCTCTTTTAAAATCTTGTTGTGTAAGATCTTCCACATTAACGGTATATTCTCCATCATATACACGGTTTGTGGCTGAACGGTTAACTGCTGTTCCTGCAGCTACGCCTGTTGTCCACCAAACAAGATCATATTCGTTGGAATCTTCGTCTGCAGCTTTGTTCATTACGTTTATAACACCTTCATAATCAGCAGCGTAATCATGGACTACACATTGGAATTTAATGCCTTCTTCGTCTCTCATACTCTCTGTAAATGATGCAAATTGTCCTTTTACAAGTGGATCATTTGAGGGACAGCCGATTGCGTTAAAGCTATAGCTCCCTATAACTTTAAGATAATCATCGAAACTATCTGTATCTGTTGGATTTAAACCACCTGTTAGAGGAGCACCAGCATCAGGATCTAGCACAGCTCCTCCTAATTCTTCCCATTTTTTAAATTCACCATCTAGCTTCCACGTTACAAAATCGTTATCTACAAGCTCTGAAACTTTTTTCACTACTGTTGAATTATCTCCCTCTGAAACTATCAGGTTAACTGTTTGTACATCAACAAGGGTAGTGCCTAGAAGTGTTCTAACATCCCAGCTTGTAGGCTCACCATCTTCATCAACATCTCGAACAATAATGTTGATTATTATATCATTACCTCTCTCACCCACAAATTTAGCTTCAGCGTAGTCATTATATGCTTCTTCTCCTCCAGTACCAAGCCTATAAAGATACGCAACACGGATGTTACGGAATAAGTCTCTTAAACCTTTTAGTTTTGGATGTGTAAATTCATATCCAAATAAACTCTTGCTGTGTCTCTGGAAGTCTCTTGTAGTAACCTCCATAACTTCATCTTCACCTAATGGTCCCCAATCAAGAACCACTGGCATTGTAGCTATTCCACGGTCTGAAAGATTTGCACTTGCTCTAGCAGCTGATACAAAATTAATATACGCACCTGGTAAAATCTTATTTTGTGTTAACCAAGTTCCTCCACCTAAACCCATTTAAGCCACCATCCTTTCAAATTGTTTAATTATTTTAATGTTTTTTGTTTGTAACTTATTTGGTGATAAAATCATCTTCTGGTTCTAACATCTAAGACCCTATCTCCCATTGATTCCTCATAAAGTGTTTCAGGAGCAACAAATTCCTTCACAATCATATTGTAGTTGACAAAGAAATGTAAAACCTCGTCTGCAATCTCCCCATGCATACCAGTACCTTGCTGTAAATTACCGTCAACTTCAATATGTTCCATACAAAGATATAGTCTGTCTAACATATCGTAACGTCCGATTTTTGGACTAGCTTCAGGAAGATTTGGATCTGATTCAGGAAAATACTGAATACA